GCAATTGCAACTAAGGTTGCTGCCGGTGCTTATCGTTGGATGGTTGCATAAACTTCCTTAAATAGGAATCATCTGTAAAGGGGTTAGGAAGCCTTAACCCCTTTACTCTAAGAAAGGAACTAAATTGGCTGCTACTTTTGTTACGCTTGCGGAGTTGAGAAGCACGCTTGGAATTGGTAGTTTGTATAGTGATTCAGTAGTTGAGGAAGTCTGCCAAACGGCTCAAAATATTGTTTCTGATTACTTATGGAAAAATCAACAATACAATTCAAGTCATTCACACATAGTTGGTTACGGCACATTATATTTTAATACACCTCATGGTTTTTTTGTTGGTCAAGTAGTTACAGTAAGCGGTAACGGCGCAACTTTTAACGGCAGTAAAACTATTACCAGTTTAACGCCTACTTCAATAACTTTCGTAACAAGCCATTCAACAATTGAACCAATACATGCAACTAATCCTTATGGAACAGTTGCTGCGACAGATTACGTTACATATTCAACTGTTCCCGAAATTAGGGAAAGTAGTTTATTAATTGCAGTTGACATTTGGCAATCAAGGCAGCAATCTAGCGCAGGTGGAATATCACCTGACTTTCAACCAAGTCCTTACCGCATGGGTAACACGCTTCTTGCAAGAGTCCGAGGAATATTAGCAAACCATTTATCACCTAATAGTTTGGTTGGCTGATGACAGTTGCCGTTACAACTCTCAGAACAACCCTTGCGACAGCGTTGGAAAACGCTGGGGTTTGGCAGGTGTTTTCATATCCACCTGCCTCGCCCATTGCAAATTCACTAATTTTACAACCGGATGACCCATATATCGAACCAAGCAACAATATTTATTCAAGCGTTGCACCTAAAGTAAATTTTCGTTTAGTGATGATTGTTCCAATGCTAGACAATCAAGGTAACTTAAACGGAATTGAGGATTTTGCCGTCGGTGTTTTTAATAAACTGGCAGCAATAACTACCCTCAAAATTAGCGTTGGTAACATATCTGCACCCAATGTTTTATCAGCAAGCGCAGGGGAAATGCTAAGTGCAGATTTAACAATTTCTATAATGACAAGTTGGGGATAAAACATGACCGAAATTTATGATGTTCCTTCAGAGGACAAGGCTTGGCTTGAAAAAGTCGGGCAAGTAGCAAAAACAGAAAAGCCTAAACCAATCTCAAAGAAAGATGAGGAATAACCAATGGCTGTATTTCTAAACAATAAGGTCGGCGTAAAGGTTAATACTGTCGATCTTTCAGACCACGTAACAAGCGTAACCCTAAACAGATCATTCAACGAATTATCTGTAACCGCAATGGGTGATGCCGGTGAAAAATATGTAAAAGGACTTGAGACTTCTAACGTTTCAATTTCATTTCTCAATGACACCGCTTCAGCAAACGTTCTTGCAACTTTGCAAGCCGCTTGGGGTACTTCAGTAACTGTCGTTCTTTTGCAAGAAAAAGGAACTGCGGTTTCAGCAACTAACCCTCTTTATACAATGACTTGCCTAGTAAATAACACCACCGACATTAACGGCGGAGTTGGCGATCTTGGTACTCAGGATGTAACATGGACTGTTAACGGCGCAATTACAGTTGCGACAACAGGTACATTCTAAGGAGATAAAATGATTAAACTCAGAGTGACAAAGGCTTCAGGCGACGTATCGGATTACGATATTAGCCCTGCACTTGAGTATTCGTTTGAACAACAATTTAAGACTGGGTTTCATAAGAGATTCAGAGATGAGGAAAGACAGTCGGATATCTATTGGCTTGCATGGGAAGCCGAAAGACGTTCCGGAATTACAGTCGTACCATTTGGGGACAAGTATTTAGAAACTCTATCTAAGGTAGAGATTTTGGATGCTGACGCCCCAAATGGGTAATGCGGTATGACACGACGTATTTAATTGCTTTATTAGCAGTTAGAACAGGCATACCGCATAGCGAATATATTAATATGGACAGATCGTTACTTTTAGCAACACTAAACGTTCTAAAAGAGGACGCAAAAAGGATGGAAAATGCCAGTAGAGGTCGCAGGGCTAGATGAGACTTTATACAGTCTTAAGAACTTTGCCCCTGACCTCTATAAGGACATGCTTGAGGAAATTGACCCTGCAATGCAAAGTATTTCAGATAGAGCAAAGGGCATGGTTCGTGCAAGGATTTCAGGCTTAGATAGCGGCTGGACTAGCCAAGGCAGAGAAGCAAAATCACGATCAGGTCGCAAGCGTGGCTTCCCTAAATATGACCCTTGGAAAATTAGAAAAGGTTTAGGTTACGATTTAGGAACTACTAAGCGCAATCGATCAGGTTTTGTTCAAACATTTATCTTGCAAAATCATTCAGCCGCCGGTGCTATCTATGAAACAGCCGGACGAAAGAACCCTCAAGGGCGTGCAAGTTTTGTAAACATAAGCGGTGATAAAAAAGGTCAAGTGCAAGGATATGAAGGCACTTACCAATCTTTAGGAAAGCGAACACGTAAGACCGGTCAGTATGCAAGCAATAACCCTTTTGCCGGTTATCAGTTTGTGACCGCATTAAACAACCAACAAAAGTTAGTCAGCATTGGCAGAGGTCGTAAAAAAGAAGGACGTTTACTTTACAAAGCATTTTATGACGATCAAGGTAAAGTCCAAGACGCAGTTATGAAAGCAATTGATAAAGCAAAGACTAGATGGTTTCAAAGAGTTTCTAAAGCACAATATAAAACATTTGATAAGGCGGCATAATGGTCAGTTTCTCACCCATAGATATTGCAATCACCTCAACCTACAAAGACAAAGGTGCAAGGCAAGCCCAAAACTCTTTAACTAAACTAAGCAAGAGTGCCAACAAGTTAGCCGGTGCATTTGGTGTTGCCTTCGGTGTTAACCAAGTAATTAAGTTTGCAAAGTCATCCGTTCAAGCCTTTGCTCAAGAGGAAAAATCAGCCAAGTCATTAGCCTTAACTTTAGGCAATTTAGGCATGTCATTTGAAACTTTAGCAACAGAGCAGTTTATTCAAAGGATTCAAAGAACTCGGGGCATACTGGATGACGAACTTCGTCCGGCAATGCAGCAATTAGTTTCCACTACTTTAGACGCAAGTTTATCTCAAGACATTCTTTTAACCGCATTAGATTTATCGGCGGGTGCGGGAGTTGATCTTGGTACTGCCGTTGATGCTTTAAGTAAATCATACTTAGGAAACAATAAAGCCTTAGTAGGTTTGAACATTGGTTATAGCGCAGCCTCATTAAAAGGCAAAAGTTTTCTAGAGTTACAGCGTGAATTAAATAAACAGTTTGCAGGACAAGGTGAAGCCTCAGCCGCCGGTGCTGCTGGTCAAATGGCAATCCTCGCCGCAAGCATGGACGTTGTTAGAGAGATTATAGGAGAAGGATTAGTTAAGTCTTTTGAGGACTTGAATATTAACGCTGAAAAGACCGGTTCACTTATGGAAAGTGTTGCCAAAAAGTCCGTAACGGCTATGGGCATGGTCAGCAAGTTTATCAAAGGCAATCTGCAATTCTTAAACACTCCTGTTAGCGAACTATTAAGCGATAAGTCAGGCAGCACCTTTGCCTATAAAATGAACTTTGATAAGCCTTTTGACCCAATGAGTTCCAATTTCAATTATGAGGCTTTAAGAGCAGACCAAAAGAAACAGCAAGCGGCAGCCGCTAAAACGGCTAAAGATCGATTAGCAGCAATTAAGAAAGAACAGGCACTACTTAAGGCTCAACAACAACTGGCAAAAGATCAAGCCAAGATTAAACAATTTGGAAGCATGTTTGATACTGTTCAAATAGAAATCTTTGCAGCCTTGCAAGGTAAAGTTACAGAGCAAGAAAAACTAAGATTAAACTTACAATTAGCATTACTTCAAGGCAACGCTTCAGAGGCTGAAAGACTAGGAAAACAATTGGCTATTGCTCAATTGCAAACTACCGATCTTGCAACAGCGATTTCAAAGATTCCACCTGCCCTTAATCCGTTTAAGGGTTGGGGTTCTGAGATTGATAACCTACTTGCCAAGATGATTGAAATGTATCGTCTATTACAAATGAAGCCACTTCCAGTCGAGGGTAATACTAGAGTTAATATTAGTTCACAAAATGCGGCATCAATTTTGGCTAATGCACCTCAAGCAAGTACTGAGTATCAATCAATAACAGGCGTAATGGGTGACGTGGGAGTTAAAGTCCCTTCGTTTAATATAACTATTAACAATGCAGGTAGTGTAGTTTCAGACGCTGACTTGGTAGATCAGATAAGAAACGGATTATTGAACTCTAATCTTTCAGGTTCACCAAGTGCCGTCGGTAGATTGCTTGGCGCATTTCAACCATGACATTACCGGCAACCTTAGACGTTTCCTTAAATTTTTCGTCGGGCGCAACGTTCGGAATTCCTTTTACGCTTGATGACCCATCAAACGGAATTTTAGGCACAAACATTTTATCCGATTCAACTGCACCTGCATTAGTTGTTAATTTAACTGATCGAACTCGCAGAATAAGTATCAGGCGTGGACGAAACGTTGCTCGAGATATCTACGAGGCTGGCACTTGTATTGTCAGAATTTATGACCCTAACTCAGACTTTAATCCTCAAAATCCTAGTTCTCCCTATTTTGGTCAATTAGAACCTCTCAGAAAGTTAAGAATTTCAGCCGCCGTCGGCGGAACAACTTATTATTTGTTTAGCGGTTATACCACCTCATATGTTTATTCATACGATCAGGCTGAGAATATGGCTTATGTAGATATATCAGCAAGCGACGCATTTAGATTATTTAATTTGGCTTCAGTAGTAACTGTTACCGGACAAGCCGCAGGTCAAGATACTGGCACTAGAATTGATAAAATTTTGGATACTGTTTCTTTTCCAACAACAATGCGAAGCGTTGAGACAGGTGATAGTTTAACAATTGCCGACCCTGCAAACTTAAGAACTTCCCTTAATGCCATGCAAAACGCAGAGTTCAGCGAGCAAGGCGCATTATTTGTATCACCTCAAGGCAATATCATTTTCAAAAATCGAAGTTCTGTTATATCAAGTGCAGGAGATACCCCAACTTCGTTCAATCAAACAAGCGGCATACCTTACAAAGACTTAAAATTTGCTTTTGATGACAAATTAATTATTAACTCAGCGACCATGACAAGATCGGGCGGAGTGGCTCAAACTGCCGTAGATGCTACTTCAATTGCGACTTACTTCCCTCACTCTATTTCAGTCCCTGATCTAATCATTAATACAGACGCAGAAGCATTAAATATTGCTAAAATTTATGTTGCGACGAGATCAAGCACCACAATCCGAATTGATGAGATGACCCTTGACTTATTTGACCCTAACGTGCCAACCGCAACCATCTTAGATTTTGATTATTTTGACAATGTGCTAATAACAAATATTCAACCGGATAGTTCTACAATCACAAAGAACTTACAAATTCAAGGAATTGCGCATGATATAACTGCGAGTTCATGGAATACTGTTCTTACCACCCTAGAGCCGATAGTTGATGGATTTATCCTCGGAAGTGCCTATTATGGGGTTATTGGCGAGGATGTTTTGTCATATTAAGATATAATTAGACACTAAGGAGAAATACACATGGCAGCAGGATTAGGTTTTAAGACATTTAACACCGGTGACGTTTTGAGCGCAGCGGATGTAAATGGATATTTAATGCAGGGCGTTTTAGTTTTTGCAAGTACAGCGGCACGTGACGCAGCGATCACCGCACCCGCTGAGGGGCAGTTTGCTTTTACTAAAGACACTAACAGCCTTTTTTATTATGATGGGGCGGCTTGGGTTGCTTCAGGTGCAACAGGTGACATTGAAGGAGTAACCGCTGGAACAGGAATAAGTGGTGGTGGTACTTCGGGAACAGTAACAGTTACTAACTCAATGGCAACAGCAATAGACGCCAAGGGTGATTTGATTGTTGGAACGGGTGCAGACACTTTTGCTCGCCTTCCTGCGGGAACAAACACTTACACACTTGTAGCGGATAGTGCGGAAGCAACTGGTTTGAAGTGGGCTGCGCCTAGTGGTGGCAGTTCAACCTTTGTTGGTTGCAAATTAAAAAAGACAGCATCAACTTTTACTGTTGCCAATATTACGGGAACTGCATTATCTTTTGATTCTGAGGAATTTGACACAGATGGTTTCCACGATAATTCTACTAACAATACTAGAATTACAATCCCTGCGGGTAAAAATGGTAAATATTTATTTCTAGGAACTACTAGAATTACAGGTGCAACAAGTGGAGAAGCAGTTTTATTTTTTGCAAAAAATGGAACTCAAATAAATGTTGCAATTGTAGATGTTGCTAATAACGGAACTATATTTACAACCGAAATACTCAATTTGGTTGCTACTGATTATGTAGAATTAAAAGCATACCAAAATTCAGGTGGAACGAGAACCTATGAAGGCACAGATGGTTCATCAATTTTAACCTCGTTTTCTTGTCAATACTTAGGAGCATAACATGGAACTATGGGAAAAAATTATAGAGGCTTATCCTGAATTAAGTAATAAGGATTTTGACTTGAGAAAAGGTTCAATTTCATTGCAAGATGATTCAGATGGCGTTGGTGCTTATATTTCAAAATGGGAATACAGCCAACCAATTCCAGAGGGCTTAACACTAGGCAAACCCTCAGCATAATCTTGAGGAATTGTGTCTAAATGAAACCATGGTTATCAAAGGCAGCGGTTCAGTTAAGGGAACAGATTGACGACGCCTTCGCTGATCGCTTACGTAAATCTGATGGATGGATTGCTGATAGTTTGCATCAACAAAGAGGCAAAAGCGATCACATACCCGACGCAAAAACAGCGGTGGTTCGTGCAATCGACGTTGACGCTCGCCTTTCTGACGACAAAAGAACTTCAGCATATTTGGCAGATCAGTTACGACAATACGCCAAACATAACGGACGTATTCTGTATGTAATTCATTTAGGTCAA